CATGAGACTTAACGTTTGTAACCTTTTGTCCTGCTCTCACCTTAGTATTGAAGTGTACTGTGATCTGACGAATCAACTCTGGGTTCTCGGAGATCGCATTCATAGTCTTGGAATCTAGTTTACTAAACACCTTGCCCGCATTACTAATGTACTTGGTTACTGCTTTGTTTTCTTTAGCGGTGAATGTGGCTTTGCCAGACACATCAGTGAACTCGGGATCAACATACCAAACGTCTTTAGACGGTCTCAACTTCTCGGATATCTTCTGACCGAATGATGCTTTCATTGTCTCAAATGACGAGCCGCTGTATACAGTATGCCACACAATACCGATCTTAGCTGATCGAATAGCCTTACCCATTTCTGATTTACTGGGCACAGAGTATACGATTGTGTTTGGGTGGAATGTTGTAACCTTCTCACCATCTATTGTTTCGTTCTTCAAATCGCTTTTGCTGAATAAGAAGTCGCCTTGTAACACTCCAGTAATTCCAAGGTCTGGTAAATGTTTCAGAGCGAGCTTCAGTTTAACTGCCAAGTCACCGCTAGTGTCTTCATCTACCTCGCCAGCACTCTTGTAGATTTTAGGATTTTTATTAAAGACTCCTTTTTTCGCCACAAAAAACTTGCCGTCACGAGGATCTTGTCCAGCAAAAATAGCAGGAGCACCATCCCACTTAACAGTAGTAGAGACACCACGAGAAGAACTGCCCGAAAGCATATCACGCATGCTGCGTAGAAGATTAATAGCTTGTCTTGCACCTGTCACACCTCCATAAAGTACAGCATCCTCAAGATGCGTCATATGTGTATTTTTTTGTTCGATTAAGAAACTGCTAAACTTTTTCATATTAGTATATCTTACAATGTATTGATGAAAAATCGTTTTTCTTTATTGCTGAATAATAACAGCTCTTTAAGATTTCTGGATCGCTCTCAGCTAAAATCTCAAGATAGTATGTTAACCATGCACCTGCCTTTAGCTGTACTTCTGATGTCGGGAAAGGAGACACCTTATCAATAACAAACGACTTCTTCAGTAATTTAGGCAAAGTCTTGCTCAAGTATTTCATTGGGTTGTTCATTATCTTTGTCTTGTCAGCTTTAAGGTCGAACCCATTTTGAGAAGCGAGTTCGGGGAATAGTTGCGCAGACACAGAGCCTAATTGAACATCAGCACCCTTCTGTCTGCCCTCAAGATACACGCGAATGTCACCAACCTTAGCAATCGTACCAGCCTTGTATCCGACACGGAGATTGAATCCGCTGATGTTACCTTGAGTTTCGAAAATAAAATTCTTTTGGAATGGATCAAACAAAACACGCATCGGTTTTAAGTCCACGTCTGGGATATCTGACGTTGAAACTGTTTCGACTTTAGCAGTTTTGTTCTTAGAGATCTTCTTGAGCGATACCCCGAGGATTTCTTTACTCTCAAACTTATCAGAGAGCCACGCATTATATTCATGTAATGATGTAACGTCTTTAGTCTGCTTGATCACCTGCGCCTTTGTTATCTTCATAATCCAGATATCAGCAGGGTTCCAATTATCTTTTAAGTCTTTTAAACCAAACCGTTTAGCTAGATTAAATAGTACGTTAGAATCATTCTTTTCTGAATCTAAGTAGATCTTATGTTTTGGTAGATTACCAAAGGTCTTGGAGAATGCGATGTATTGCTGCTCGAAGTTATGCATCCACTCTGGGCTGAAGTCAAATCCTACTTCCGCAGATACTTGCTTCAGTGTCGGCTTCTTACCTTTAAATGCACCTTCAAAGTATGCGATTGAACCAGCTTCTTGTTCTGCTGTCGTTGGGTTTGCTACTGTCTGCCCTTTCTTGGGAAGGCGACCACTACCACGCATTCCACCTGATGGCACAAGTGCAATGTTAACAAGTTTAGACGAAACATACTTCTCACCTTTAGGCATGAAGCCATAACCTGCTAAGTCTTTGTGTGCGGCAAGTTTGGGAATAAGTTTCTTATCAGTGATCTTTATCATCAACTGGGTCTTTGCTTTCTTGAAGTCATACTTCGGTTCGATGTATACAACATCATCGTCAGCATGCTTTTTAAGGCGAGTAATAAACCTCTTCAGTTCAGGGTTCATTGCAGTAGGTAGGTGTTCGTAGCCCAACCATAGTTTGGTTGATTCTACAAGGTATTCATTAAAATTGTACATTACACAGCCTTTAGTTGATAATAGAATTTATATTATAACCTATTTATAAGCAAAGGCAAGCTGTAGATTGAGCATTTTAATGACATGCTCAGGTCATCTGGGTGCGCGATGAGAGAGAGTGAGAGAGTTCGCGCACTCAGCGTTACACTTTCAGACCACCAAAGTTCTTACGACCCATCTTCTTGGTCGCCCACTTCATTTGATCATCTTCCTTAGCACGTTCGCCAAAGCCCGAGTTATCAAATACTGGACCATTGTCAGCAAGGTCTTCTTGAGCAGTCTGTTCAACATCATACAATCGCATCTTGGCTCGATCAATACCAACCATAAACCTCTTATGGGTGCTTGGGTCGCCATAACGATTCTTCAACTGCTTGATCATTATTTGTCCAAGCTCATCAAGCTCTTCAGTGACAATCAATGCTGCCATGAAGTCAGCTGTAGCAGGTAGACCAAACGATTCAGATGTGTCAGTCAACTCAATATCACTGCTACCATAACCGCTTCGTGTTGTCTGTGTAGCAGATACAATCGGCACGTTCTGCTCTACAGCCAACCCACGCAACTCCTCAGCAATTGCTTTGATTAGAGTATAAGAGTTTACATTAGAGCCAGCCTTCATCCTAGAGGAGCTACAGATATTCAGATAATCAATATAGATGATATCAGGAATAAACGCTTTTTTCAGCTTCATCTCATTCAACAGATGACGGAAGTGACCAACACCAGCAGAGGCAGTAGGATATTCCTTGACAATTAACTTGCCTGCTGTCTTGCCCTTGACACGTTCGATCTTTTTGGTATACATATCCTTAGATAAGGACTTGAGATTATCAAGAGTCACATTGAGTAGATTAGCATCAATACGTTCCGCAATCTTTTCTTCAGCCATCTCCATAGTGATATACAATACGTTCTTGCCATCCATAAGGTTAGCCGCACCCATGTGACACATTGCCAAAGACTTACCAGCACCAGTACCTGCCATAAGTATGTTCAAAGACTTGCGAGGCAAACCACCCTGTGTAATTTTGTTCATATACTCAAGGTCAAACGGAACACGTTCTTCCTTGCGGTGATAAAACTCAAACCGTTGTTCAGCATCTTCAACAAAGTCGTGACCAATGTTAGGGTCAAACGAAACGCTCAAAGCATTAGATAACAGCTCTGGTATCGCACCTTTGTCTTGCTTCTGATCTTTACTATCATCAAGAATACTAATGCTCTCCATGATGGCATTGTACACAGCTTTTTCTTGACAAAACTTTTCAGTTGTATTGATGAGCCAATCAGGATCTTCAGTTTGTTCAACAGACAGTGACGAAATATATTCGCCACACTCTGTGAATTCACTATCCGAAAGATTAGTCTTTTGATCAAGTTCAATGACAAGAGCCTCTTTAGTAGGCACAGTATTAAACTTGTTTATGAAAAGGTCTATCTGTTCATAGACCGCACGTTCCACACGATCACTGAAGTAATCAGGCTTTAGATAGGGAAGTGTTCTCCTAGCATAATCCTCATCATTCAGTAGGTGTCTCAGTATCAGTTGTTCCTGCATTATCTACGCTCTCTCTCAATTGTTGTTCAATAATATCGACAAGTATGTCTCCCATTATACCAATCGCTTCATCAGAAGTCAAGTCAACGTCTGTAGGATTATCAATAGTTATTGTATTGTAATCAAGTACAGCCTGTCCATCTTCTTCTCTTTCATGAAACGATACGGTATCATACTGAAAGGTGAGTCCCTCACAACTACCTTCCAATACCTTAACAGCCCAATGATCCGCATGGAATCCTTCAGGTGATTCTACCAAATCATATTTAACCGACATCTTCTAAGTCCTCTTCTGTCTTTTCATCAGCACCGATCTGACCATATTTAAACTCTTTAGAAGCAGCAACTTCAAGCTGTTCCATAATTTCAGGAGTGAAATACTTTTCAGGATTTTTATTGATTGCCTTACCAAACACCTTACTGCCATCAGGCAATTCATAACGTGTTGACACTTTCTTAATGATGTCATACTTTTCAGCAAGATCAAGCAGACCATAATAGCGATCAAGACCAGTATCGTATGACAGTTTCACTTCAATCTTTTTCTGCTCTTTAGTGAAGCGAGACTTATGCATGGTAGCCTTGATGATATTACCAACAACATCAGTACCATCTTTATCTTTCTTCTTACCAAGCATAACAATAGATGAAGCAGCATACTTTAAGCCAGAACCACCAGAGATTTCTTTAGTCGGGATATAAGCACCAACAACATCATAGACGTGGTTAGTTACAAGCAACGGAACATTAGCTTTAGCCAACTTCAGAGACAATACTCGGAAAGTACCACGCAACAACTGTGCTTTAGTCATATCACGCTTGTCACTACCAGCTTCAGTATCAGCAAGCTCTTTGTTAGAAGATAACATACCAAGCGAATCAAGAACCATCATCATTGGGGGAGCATCTTTACCTTGCTCAATGTATGTGGTCAGAATACGAGTTGCGTTTGTACGAAACTCTTCAATAGAGCATGGCTCAGAGATAATAACACGCTTTGTGTCAATACCACGATCTTCCATCATCTGCTTAGTTACAGCAGCCTCAGTATCAAAATAGATAACACCACCTTCTTTGTTGTCATCTAGGAATTGCTTGAGCACACCTAGAACAAAGAATGTTTTACCAGTAGCAGATTCACCAGCAAACGCTGTGATCTTATTATTGGGCACACCACCATACAGACTACCAGATACAGCAGCATTCAAAATATATGAACCTGTATCAATGGAGCCTGAAAACTCGGAACTGTTAGCACCCTCATCGAGGAGAGACGTGTTGTCAATCCCCTTTACCATATCAGTTAAAAAACTCATCACTCACCTCGTTGTAAATTGAACTACTAATTATATACCATAACATATCAAAAGTCAATAGCGATTAGCTATTATATATCTTATCAATCAGATCACTAAACTCTTCCAGCTTACCGTTTCGGTTTGGCCAGTAGATATAATCTTTCTCTGGGTTCATAGCTAAATTGTTGAGTAGCGGTTTGAATGTATTGTATAGATCAACACACTTAGCTTCCCATGTATCGGCAGATTCACTCGCTTTAGTTGCTTCTGTGCTTGCCTGTTGGACAACGTCCAATTCATCTTCAGTGACGGCTGTGAAGCCAAAATCAAAATCGAAGTCACTCATCTCTATTTCCTCTTATCCAAAAAAACTTTCTAGCGAACTTTTCTTCTCAGAGTCCCAACCGACTGAATCAAGTATTGCCTTCAGTGGATCAAGAAATGCTTTCTGAAATTGTAAGTCGCGGTCTATGTAGGAGTTTAAATTAAATTCCTTGGGTAGTGTTGTCATAACACTAATGATATTTTGCCTTGTTGGGTTTGGTAGAACCAGATAACAAAACTTAATCTTCTCGCCATCCTTGATAGTCTCATACTTCTTCGTGAGTTTCATGTCACGGAGCATATGATTGTATACCAACCCACCACGGACATGAATCGGTGTTCCTTTAGGGATTGTCAACTCATCGCCCGATACTGTATACTTATTCAAATCGGATATTGAGCGAGGAAAGGCAATGTCTTCAAAGCTGAAAGTATTAAACTTTTCTCTGAACTCAGAGATGTAACTCTGGACTTGATCCTCGCCTTTGGTCATGATAATCATGATAGCTTCTTTCAGAGCATCACGGCACACTGCTGGTGTTGAAGACTTAACAGTCTCGATACCCATCATCTTGAGTTTAGGTTCAGCATAACGAACACCCTCATTGTCATACACATTGAGCATATAACGTTTCTTGGCTGTCCAGATACCTTTATCAGCAATCGCTTCTCGCTTCATAAACATCTTCTGCGAGTATGCGTTAGTTAGCTGTGCCAGTTCTTCATAACTCTTATCAATAAAAGGTTCCAGCTTCTCGCTTGCAACTTTGTCCAAGAAGTTGACGACCTTGACAGGATCACTTCCCTCTTTAAAGCATTTGCGTACAAGTGCATCGAGATTGACATAAATTGAATCTGTATCCGATGCAATAACATAGTCAACTTCGCTTGTATCCAAGATATTGTTGAGGTATTCATTCACTCTCCTTTCAATCCATCTAATTGATAACTGCCCAGACAATGTAATTGCCTCAGCTTTACGCACATCAAAGAACCGAAAGTATTTATTACCAACAGCACCATAAGCTGAATTGAGCTGAACCTTTTTCGCAAGTTGAAGGTTCTTGTACTTACTTATATCTTTTACAAGTTGCTTCTTTCGCTCTAGAAGTTCAGCTCTCTCAGTCATTATATTACAATCCCGCTTGTTGCTTGGACATATGCCTTTTCAATATCATCATTACTTTCGGTCATGAATACCATACCACCAGTATAGAAAGAAACTGAGTCAACATCAGCTTTACCAGTCGCACAAACGCCATGAGCAAATCCCATACCCTGCTCACCATGGACTAACATGCGTGGCTTAGTGAGTACAACACCAGCAGCTGTCTCTTCTTCAAACTTACCAACAAACTCTCCAGTGAGAGTCACTAATGAAACCACAGTACCTTTCTTCATATTTCTAATAACCTTTTGTTTATTTCTTCAAGTTCAGTTTGTGCGGCAAGCATCTTCTGCTTATAACCAACACGCTCGTTGTACATCTTTTCCATCATCTCAGGCAAGAAACCTTGCTTGTCTTTTCTGAAATATCTTCCGTTGCCAGCCATTGAATGCTCTGGCGGTGCATCAATCTTACGATCAATTATATCCTCTAACGTGACTTCAGTCAACCACTCATCCTCAACAAACGTCTCAGGAGAGATGTTGTACTGCATAATCAAATGCGGATACAGTGAGTTCAAATCGAAACTCATCACCCAGTCGTGCATACCAACATGAGGCTCTTTGACATACGCTCCAGCAAACTGAGAGTTTTTGATTGCCTCGCTCTTTGGTGGTATGACAATATTCTTTGACATGAGATAGTTATGTATAAGAACATCCCACATCGTAACCTGCGTGAATACGTCATTGTAGTTCACCTTAGCATCATAAGCAATCGCCAAAGCACCTTCAATGAGCTTCATCTTATCCTCAAGCCTATCAATAATCGCGACATCTTTGATATTATAGTCAATAAACTTTTTGTAATCTTGTTTGTGTAATTGGTTCAGGTTATCAAACTCAGAGTAATCGACCTTGCGTTCACCAAGCTCTACATGAGCAATGTGATCAAGTTTGTATGATTCCTGTTGCGAGTATGTAAACTTCTTATACAGGTGGAGATAATCTAGCGTAGCGACACCAGTCAATTCATAGATGGTATCTTCACGATTGAAGTTGCGGATGGTACGTTCTTTGATCCAACCATATGGTGAGAGTCGTTTCACAAACTTATCATCAAACAACTTAGCAATGCGGTTCACAAGGTATGGAATATCAAACCCTTCAATGTTCCAACCAGTGACGATATCAGGGTCAAGTCTTTGCCACAAAGCAACAAAGGCAGACAACAAACGTTTCTCGTTGACACAATTGACATACTTGACGTTTTCTTGACCAGTGTCATCATACTCACCAACACCCATAACATAGTATTGTCGCTTGCCGTTCCGTGTTAGGGAAACAGTGATAGCTGTAACCTCTTGATCAGCCTTTTCGGGAGCAGGGAAACCCTCTTCCGAAGCAACCTCAATATCAATGTTAGCAATACGGATCATGTCAGTATCATAATCATTGCCAAACCTTTCGTTTATGCAAGTGTAAGCCCACTTGGTTGATCCGTAGATCTTAAAGTTTGAAACACCTTCATACTTCTGTACAAAGTAGCCAGCCTCACGGATGTCACCAAGCGCAACCTCGTCAACATATTCGCCCTCAAGCGTTGTCCACTTAGTTGGCTTGGGTGATGGGACATACAATTTTGGATTGTAGTCTACCTGATGCGTGAAACGTCTACCATCCTGATAACCACGGATGTTTACCTTGTTACCTCGCACGTGCGCATGGGTATAAAAATACATTAAGCGTCATATCCTTCAACTTCTTCGATCTCAAGCTCACCGTGCATAACGATGTTTGACTCTTCGCTATCATAACCCTCTGCTTCAAGGAAGAAGAACCCATCTCCTAAATAACCTTCATCGAGATATTCTTTTTTCTCATCAGTCTGCCCACCAACAAAGTCGATATCTACCGAAACGCCATCCCAAGTAGAAACAAACTCATGCTCTTCAAACTGGTATGGCTCAAACTCATCATCATCTTCAGCATATCTTGCTGCTTCAAGGATGTCAACCTCGTCTTGATTTTGCGGTGTGACATTGACTGTACCGTTGCGCCAAAGCGTACTCACAATCATTTTTTGTTCATCATCATCACAGTTAATGAATGTCTCAGCCTCAACAAAACACTTCTTGTATAGCGGAGAAACGCTGTATGTCTTACCGACTTTAATTTCCATCTCACTCTCCTGTTATCATATTGTAAATATCACGCCAATTATTGGCTCTTGTTCCATTATACTCTTTATTGTACCTATGGTCAACCAAAATACTTCTTAGACCAAACCGTGTACCCAGCTCAGCATTCTCAGGCTTATCTTCAATCCACCAACACTCAGTGTCTCTATACTCTACCAGAGCATCATCTTTATCAGCACCACACTCAAGGCAAACCAATACAACAAACACACCCTTACCAAAAACGTTGTCGAGATTTCTCTGCCTCAGAGCAATAGCTTTGTCATCATCCGACATAGAAGTGATACAGTGGAATACATAACCGTGTTCTTCATGTAACTTGCGAACATACTTAACTGCGTCTCTGAGGGGCGGGATGTCTTCCATCCAAGCACTCTCATTGAAGTGTCTGACCATCGGCTTAGACTCAGCACGTGTCAGCATGTATCGCTCATTAACATTATAGATATCTCTATATCCGTCTACAGGCTCATATCCTTTAGAGTCCATCCAAGAGCTGAAAGAGTACTCCCAATCAAGGAGCACTCCATCACAGTCAGTTAAAATTACTTTATCAAAAGTAGCGTGCATTATAACTTCTCGCTGTATTTCTTATCGGTTAATGCTAATCCAACAAACATTTGGTTTATTAACACCAACATCACCCAAGCTGTTGATAATAACACTTGATCTTGAGTCATCTCAAGAGCTTTAGCACCATATATAAAAAGGAACGCAGTTGGTGCATACATAAGGATTGCGAATGCTAGTTTCATATTTACTTTACTCATAAAATATATTCTCTTTTAATTAAATTGATTATGCTATGTCCTGTAATTCAACATAGCCATAATTTTCACGACCACCTTGCGGAAGCATCGTAAAACTTTCCTCGACTGGAATAGTCCAGTGAGTTGGTCTGCGAGTCAACCCACTTACCACCTTCTTTCTTCAGGAACCATGGTGCTTCCCAGTGTTCCCATGTAACCTCAGCATCACCAATAACTTCCCAATCAATGATATACTCTAATGATGCCTCGTTAGAATACTCAATCAAATCACGAACAGAATCAACCAAATCTCCGCCATGGAGTACATCAAAATACGAGATGTTTTCAATAACATACTCGGAACCGCCTTTAGACTTCCAATACTGAGGACACTCACCCTCACCATCCCAGTCGTGAGCACCATAGTTTTCGCGATATTGAGTATTGATTACTAATTTCATCCTGATTCCTCTTTAGATAATTGACCGTCAGATAAGGTATAGATAAAAACGTTTGAAGATGTTTTGGGATTTTTGAAGACAGTAAGCTCAAAGCCATTGAAACAGATAACATCTTCAGTTGTTTTATTAGATTCGTAATCAGATTCGATACGCTTTTTAAGGCTAGAAAGGCTGTCCCATTTTTTAGAACAATAATCAATCATAAAAACTCACATAAGGGAAGGGGGAAACAAAGTCAATTATAGCTCAAACCAAAGTATATGGCAAGGTAAATTTTTGGCTTTTTAGACTTGGCTGGATTCAGCCCGATATGCCATCTCAAGAGTTTCCATGTTAGCGGTATGCATAGCAAGTAGCTCAGAGTGGGTGTATATATCATAACCAGTAAAAAGGATTTCTTTACCTTTGGTGGGCGTTTCAGTATCAGCAAAGGCTTTCATGCTCAGGGCATCGACCTCAAGGCTCAGGAGTTTGGCTAGTTCAACGGTGGTTAACATGGACATTCCTCAATCTTTTAAAACCTATTATACCATAGATTTCAGGTCAAGACAACCCTTTTTACGCTCTTTTTTCATTAATTTTAGGTAATAATTGGTATATCTCAGGCATAAAAAAGGGGACTCGGAAGTCCCCATATAGGCTATTTTTTAACCTATTTTAACCCAATGGTGATGAGGCTGCATCCAACCCTTCCCACAGATTATCAACCTCAATCTTGAACTTATTTGTTCGGTCTTCAAACTTCTTGAGAGCATCAGCCATCGCCTTGTACTCATTGCGAACCTCGATCCACGACTTCTCAAGCTCAGCAACTTTTGCTTCAGATTCTTTGGCTTCTGTGAGAACCTCTTGTTGTCGTGAGCCAATTGTCTCAAGCATTGTTTGTAACTCGGCTAACTTGCCTTGCAAGTGACTTATGTTATTATCTTCAAGTCTTGTTTCGATTGTTGTGAGTTTGATCTGCTCTTCTTCAATAATTTTCTTCAACTCTTTCAGTTGCGCACCACCAAGATCATCAACTGTCTCTTCTAGTTGGGCGAGAGTATCATCAATGACACCAACCCTTGAATAAAACTCTGACACAGCCCAGATACCACCACCGATTGTACCAATGATGGATGCCATGATTGCGATGTAAATTCCCTTAAACTTAACTCCACCAACATTAAGTTCTGTTTCTTCCAGACTCATATACTACTCCTATTATGGTCCACCGACTGGTATTAATTCTGTTCTATCAAACTCTGGAAACTCCTGTTCATCACTCGCGAAAGTTGGGTCAGGATCGAAAGCTCCAGGATTTCCATCGCTGGCTCCAGGAATTGCTCCAGTTATCATAGTGTTTGGTCCAGTCGAACCTAAATTACCATTTTGATTATTATAGCTTGTAACATCCTGAGATGTGTTCTGTACATTAATAACATCTGTCGCTAATTGGACAGGGTCATATAATTTTGCATTGATGTCATATCCAGGTGCAACATTGGCATATGATTCTCCAGTTCCATAGTCGTATGCACTATACATAGCGTTCACATCAACTGGCGGTGTGTCACCATAGAACCCATCGTACACTTCAGTTGCTGCTTGTGTCCACTGCACTTCACCTTCGTTATTGAAGAACATGCCTTGTAACACAGTATTAGTCGCATTGTCCCATGTAACAGTCATTTGATCTGTCCATGCGTCATATGAAACTGTCGAATTAGTTATATTCGACAATGTCGCTTGCGCATCATAGTTTATCATTGCAAGAGCTGCTGCATCTTGACTTGCGAATAATGCCGCTGTTGCCGCTTGAGCTTTATCTTCAATCGTATCCAATGATTGGTTAAATTGTTGTACTGTTGACTGATCAATTTGTACGTCATTAGCTCGAATATAGTTTTGAAGATCAACACGTTCTTCGTCTGTTTCTGCATTAATTGCTTCAGTAAACACCGCTTCAGCTTTACTAATTTCAGTTGCAGCTTCAGCAAACATATCGATAGCTGCATCCATTTCGTCTTTGTTATCTTCATAACTCTGCACTAATAAATGTTCTGCACTATAATAATTTGCATTCACGACATCAAGAATCGACTGGTTATAATATGCTGCTTCCAATAAATCAATCTTATGAGCGTCTGTTCTACCAGCTACAGGAACGATGGCATCATTCGCATCGGCTGCAGTATCAGGAGTCATCATACTCATTTCAATAACACTTGCCTGTGCGTTACTGACTTGTGTGTTGATATATGCAGCTGTATTGACTAATTCTTGAATCTCAACATAATCGCCAACTGGGCGGAGCGGGTTAATTCCTGGATCAATTAGATTACCAAATGTCAGACTTTGAATTGATGTACCATTACTCGTCTGGCCAATCGACAGTCCTGTAACGGTCAGAAATAGAACCGCTGTCAGCAGCTTCTTGGTCATCACTCGTGTTACTAGCATTCGTTTCCCCTATCCCGAGAATTGTGTTTATATATTCTTTCTTGTCTTTTTTCATCTTTTTGTAATTGGGCACAAAGATATTAGGCTGGCGTCTTAATGTTATGAACGCTGCTTTACCAACAATCACCTTACCTTTGATTACAATCGGGCATGGCGTTCCAGACAATAACATGGCTTCCCACACTTCTTGGTTCTGGCACATCCGTGTAATGGCTGCAATTTTCATATTAAGCGAAAATAAGACTACTGCATCCTTTCGTCTATTACACTCTTCATCTTGAACATATCCACCTTTACTAAAACCGATAACAGTTGTCTGTGCGCCTGACGATTTAGATTTAAGACAGCTATCTGGTCCAGTCGACATCAACGATGGTGCTGTTGCTGTTGCTACTGGTATCTCACTTGCGCTGCCTGCACCATTATACTGGTTAGTGTTTGTTGTCGTTTCATTGTTTGAATCCACTGTCGCGCCTTGCTGGTTCGTGTTCAAGTCACCGTCTTGGGTGCTTGTATTTCCACTATCAACATCTTGAGCAATCGCAACATTACAGAACAATAACAAAACAATAATATATTTCTTCATTTCAATCCTTTACAATGTTTTACAATTATTTATAACGATTAGTCTCTCTAGAACGTCAGTAATACTACTGAGAGAATAAAAAAAGCACGACATAAGCCGCGCTTCTATGTGGGAATAGAGATCTTATTCAGTCAACCCAACGCTATATTGGGTCTTGCCGTCAACGCGAGCAGCTGTCAGAACACTCTTACGATTGTCTTCAGGACTCACATATGAAACATGAACCCAACCAGAGTCTGGAATACCTGATGTATAGAACTCTAAGATTAACTGATCAAAGTCGCAGTTGTCTTCAATCCACTTAGCAACTTCATAATTTGGCACACCTGGAACTTCAATGTCTGCCGCTTGACCTTTACAATGCTGTGACTTTGAACTCCCACCAACAGCTTCGTTTAATTCTGGACCACGATAACCGCTGTTCAGTACAGTTGGACCAAAGTGGTCACGAACCTTTTGTACAACATTCTCAAACAATACAACAGCGGCATCTAGGTGCTCGCCTTTAGGTGTGTTGTCTAGACCTTTACGTTCAGCAGTCTGGCTCTTTGTGAATTCAGCCAATGAAAAGTTTTTACTTAACTTCATACGAATTTCTCCATATCTGGTGCCCAGTAATTTGGACCTTTGAGAATCTTACCGTCTTCGCGATAAATTGGTTTGCCATCTTCACCAAGTTTGCTCATGTTTGAATCATGAACTTCATCGAATGTCGCGTCCAGATCGATACCGTATGCAGCACCAGCACCATAAACAACATACAACAGATCAGTAAGAGCATCTGCGATTTCAGGCATGTCATTATTAGCTACTGCTTCACATAATTCTTGTAGCTCTTCAGAGATCAACTCGATACGCAAGTCAGAAACTTCATCCCCTGCGTATGCAGGATCATCTTTAACTTCTTGTCCAAACGTTTGCATGAACTCTCGGACTTTCTCATAATTAGTGTTTGACATATTATTGTTTCTTCCCAATATTATATTTTGTTTCAAGATTCCACTCGGCTTTGTCTTTGTAAGGCAAAACCTTAATTTGATTCAAAGGAGCTATTGGCTCTTTTGTTTTCTCACCGTCAACTAACTTGATCAATCCCCACTCAGCCAACAGGTTGGCAATAGTATTACGTCTACCAATGTCCTCATCACCAAAATTACTTGGCTTACCATCAAGCGCAAATAACTCTTTAAAATGGACAATGTAATACTTACCTTGCTTATGCAAGATATGGCACGATTGATACAGGGTTTTGTTTTTGTGAGATGCAACGCCAATTCGCGTCAGTGTTTCGCGGATCTTTAGAAAATCATCATCATCTTTAAGTAATACTTCCACCAGACTATCCAGCATTTTTGCCACCCTTATCTATTCTTCTTTTTATATCGCTGATTTGATCAGCAGAAAGAATAGCAAGGGCTTGTTGGGTTTTAACATCGTTATAACCATAATACTCTTTAATACACGCCACGTCACTGTCTTTCTGCTTCTTTTCCCATTTAGCATATCGCTTTTTTGGTCTAACAGTATTTATAAAAAACTGGAACTGCGGCTTTTTATCAAGTTGGTGACGTGTGTTCATTTCATTGGCAAGACCAATGGTGTCCGTGTGATACGACAATGCGCGATTTGTCAAGAATGGATCATACCCTTTCTCAGCAAGTTGATCATTTTCAGTCCCAGTCATTAGGTCGACTTTAGAAGTGTTGATAGCATTGATGTAATCAAATGGATTTGACATTATTTATTGTACTCGTTTAGTTTATTGACCTGTAGGAAAGTGTCCCACATTTTATTGAATCTCATATCAGCTACTTCAGCAATGCCGAACAATTGGTTACATATCTTATCTTTCAGTTCAGGCGGCATCCCGTCATAGACATCAGTGTCCATTATAAGTTTCGCCATTAGCTTCACATCATCTAGTAAAGCCCAACAATTCATTATATCAGACTCCATATCAAAACGGTCTTTCATTATTCGTCTCCTGCAACGATGTTAATCAGTTTTTGCATACGCATCACATCCATAACAATATCATGACGTGGATCGTGTCCCACAAATTTATCAGCTAACTCCTCAGGAACAAAAGTGTTCTTCAACGGAGAGCCATATGACAAACCTTCAATGAATGAACGAGTATCTCGAATCAACCACCAGTCAAACGGATCTTTCTCGCCAGAGTGCGCAAGTAATGTCCGAAGGAAGATAGGATCAAATGAGTTACCTCTTGTCCAGACCTTTCTAACTGGTCCAACATCAATCTTAGCACAGAACCAATTATACAACTCTTTGATAGATTTGTCAAGCTCAGATGGCTTCAGTAGAGCCTGTGCTTCTTTGGGCTGATTCTTCCACCAATCTAGTGTACTCTTTTGGATAGTACGACCAAGCTCAATCTGTTCAGCAACATCAAAGCGAATCATATGAGCTTCATCAAGCAACTCTTCATACTCATACGGAGTGGTCAAGAATCTTTTCTCGTCATATTGCAATACAGCCAAGCTAACCGCAACACCATTCACCATATCTTGACTTAATGTTTCAAAGTCATATATCACACTATTCATATTATGCTTCCTTGTCTGTGTTCCAAACACACTTGTTAAGTCTCTTTCGGTTTTCTTTGATCTTTGCTTTGAGCTGTTCAGCTCTTAAAGCCAGCAACCAACTGTCACCTCGCCTTTCGGCATCATAAAAGACCGAAGCAGTAAACATAACCATGAACAATATGCTAAAGTGAGCAACTAAACTTGCACCCATATACATCACGCTTCCGACATATAATCCAAAGGCAATGCACCACATCCATGATAATACTGTCATGATCCATAGTCGCGAAACAGGGTCTGGGATATGGCGTAGAGGATTCTTGTTGTGATCCATAACCATATTATAATTATCGTAAAATTTCAGAAACATCATTTTCATATTCTTTCACCTTCATCTTTAACGTAGTAGTCATCCATCATTATGTATAATGTTGGCATCCCAATTCCCATCACCGAATGGTGAAAGCACATCTTCACCTTTAACGCAGTAATCATCCCAATCGCCAAATAGTTCTGGTGCTTGTTCTCGAGCTTTCTCCATGTAGTAATCACCTGGATAATGTCTAAGACATCGACCTGCTTCTTTTCTTACTGCACTCGGTACTCTTGGAGTTTTCTTTGGATCAAGTAAGTCCAATAGAAACTGCCTAGTAATGTTTACGGCATTTCTTCTTTCATCAGGCATTGTCATTCTTTATCACCTCTATTTGCAATGAATATTTTAAGTGTTAGATTATCATCCTGTAGACTATAACGAACACTTTCATTTTTGGTTAGATGATGCGTATATGCCCGACCAGTTTGATCTATAATCTCAAGTCGATTAATCTTATTCAGTTCTACCAATGCATCCTGCAATGTATTGTCTTCGTATTTGAGCTCGAGCTCATCTACCCAACTCCAAGCGCCTTCATAGTACTCATCATCTGTCCAATCAAGCTGCTTAGTTTCATTCTGATCAGCTATAGTCCAAGGGTGCACTCCAATTTTAAGGAGTCTGATAGCTTCCTTTAGCTCATCCTCATAGCAATCTTTTTTTGCTTCTGTCTCCGTTACATCATAGAGTGTCATTATATACTTTAAGGCTATATCTCGATCAGTGATCACTATCGAATTTCCTGAAATGTTAATGCTTTAAAGCATTGGATATAGAAGTCTTTAATCTCTCCACGATGTTCCCAGCATACACCTAAAGGCACGTAGACTGGCGAGACAATAAGAAAGAATGCTCCTATGAAAAAATCTTTAATTAGTTCTTTATGTTCTTCATTCATTTTCTTTTCCTTCCTTATCTTCAAGTTCACATTCATCTACCCAACACTGAGCGCCTTCATAGTACTCTACCCAACTCCAAGCGCCTTCATAGTACTCATCATCTGTCCAATCAAGCTCAGGTTTCTTATCTTTAGGATCTCCTAAGAAAAAATGTTTAATTAGTTCTTTATTCATTTTCTACCCACCATCTTATTCCTTGTCATTATATACTTTAATGCTATATCTCGATCAGTGATCATTTGCTATCCACCTTATTCTTTGACCATATTCTTTTTCAAAATCGCTGATCAGTTCTCTATATGTTAAGAGAACAGTCGACTCTAATTTGTCTAACCAATCACTTAAAGCATTCCAATCTTCAGTCAGCATTGGTGCGATGCTGTACTCGCTTCTACCACACCAGTGTTCTTTTTCATCCAATCCATATATGTCTATACGACCACAAGAATACGATTCCAAGTAATGTCTATATCGAGTCTTTTCGAAAATCTTACCTGACGTTTCTCTCCACTCAAACGGTATATTTCTGTCTTCATACCATCGAGTAGCTATCGGACCCATCCAGTTTGTACTATAGGTAATCATATTAGTCCCATAGGTTCTCGTAGTATCGACCAAACAATAAGAACCCATTAGCTATACGTTTCTGATGTTTGTCGTAGCCTTCAGTGTCCATCTTATATGTATGATTTGGACCATGAACTAATTGTGTACCAATCTCTTCGCCATCTTTACCATAGTAGGGAATACCATCGAAGTCAATATTACCAGAACAATATTGTTCCTTCCAGTCGTCGTCTAGTTTATGTTCGAATGCAAAGATCATTTCATCTAATATATAATCCCAACGTTCTGGGTTATAGCCTTCGCCTTCAGTATCTGGAGTAGTAATATGAGGTGCATCCTCTTTAAGAGTATTTGGATACCCACACTTAGTCTCTTTGAGTTGTTTCAACATAGGCAATATAATAAAGGCCAGTGTAGTATCCATAGACCACGTATCGTAATTGTCGATGCGTACCTTGACCTTCTGCTTAGGAGCATATCCGAATAGCTTATAGGATATATTGGTCCACCATCGATCTGACGCATACTTACCGATATTAACTTTCATCACATTATCCTTAGTATTTAATTTGTATATTATATCATATTAGGCTAGTAAAGTAAACTGTTATTTGATGTTATTTAATCAGATTAGTTGTTAACCGACTTTACAGTTCCTTCCCTCTCTTTTTCTTAGAAGCCTTTTTCCTAACGGCTTTTTCTTAGCGGTCTTTTTTTCGAATTCCGCAGGGACACGAGATCGAGGTCGAGATCCAAGGTCGAGACCCAAGACCAGGATCCGAGATCAGGTCCTAGGATCAGAACCTGGACGCGACTGGTTCCCTGGTTATTTGACGAGCTCGAGAGGTTGTCGTGGATAGGGACATGTAGCGCAGGCTGCTCTGTATAAGATTCCAGTATGGGCATGCCTCTGTGGTCGTGTTTTACCGTCCTCCGTGTTCATGCTGTGGTAGAGCTCGCGCT